GAACGTGAACAACCTACTGTTATAAGAAATGTTCTTGGTCAAGATAGAGATGAACCAAGAGGCACTACAATAAGAACAGCAGATGATGCACCTAGAGGTGTAACAATTACAACGGATGACACTAAAACTAATGAAGCAGGACAACGTGGTGTTATTACAAGTGTTAAAGCCGGTGGTCCAGAAAAAGAAGAAAAACAGGAGAAGGATAAAGCGTGTGTTATTGCAACACATGGCGTCGCAACTGGTGGCTTCAGTCCTCTGGAAAAAGCTAAAGCTGAAATATGGTGCGCAAAAACATATCATGATAAATGGTATGGTGAAGCATTTAGACGCGGCTATAGGTATTTAGGTACTAAACATGTAGAGCAGGGAACTGCTTCACAATTTTATAATGAGTTTAAGGACTTTGTTGCTTTTGGCAGAGGACTTAAAAAAGGCTTAAAAGTAGGTCTAAATTACTACTTTAGAACAATACAGTTTTTTATTACTGGACTTTTTGTTTCTAAAGATGTATAATACTTTCACGACTTTGTCGTACTTTGGCTACCCATCACCCCATATGGCAACTGGTGGCCCTAGAGAAGGAGTAAATATATGGCTGAACAGGCTGTTAAAAAAGAAATTAAATCATCACTGATTAAAAATAATAGTAAATATGGCTCTAAAGAAAGACGAGCTGACGAAGAAGCGGAATTAAAACGCTTAGTTGAAGAACGGGACGGAGCGTTGGAAGAGGAAGAAAAGGTAAAAGTTGATAAAGAAGAAACAGAAGCCTTAGCCCCTGAAGAAAAAACTTTTAAAAAGAGATATGGCGATTTACGTAGACATACTCAACAAAAAGAAGAAGACTATAAAAAAGAAATTCTTAGATTAAAAGAACAGATTGCCGATAAAACTACTAAAGATATTAAGTTACCTAAATCTGAAGAAGAATTAGCAAGCTGGTCTTCTAAATACCCTGATGTAGCCCAAGTTATTGAAACAATTGCTACTAAAAAAGCTAAAGAACTTGATTCTTCTCTAGAAGAAAGAATGAAACTTATAGCTGAAAAAGAAGCGCATGCTGATAGAGCAAAAGCTGAAGCTGAATTAGTACACACTCATCCTGACTTTGATGATATTAGAAATGACCAGAATTTCCATGATTGGGTAGAAAAACAACCAAAATGGATTCAGCAGGCTTTATATGAAAATGACAATGATGCTAAAGCAGCATCTAGAGCAATTGATTTATATAAAGTTGATATGGGTTTAATAAAAACAAAAAGCAGTGTTAGTAATAAAGATGCTGCCAAAGCTGTTTCTAAAGGAACTGCGACATCTCCTGCATCAGCCAAAGTTGAACAGGCTGACCAGATTAGAGAATCACAAGTTCAAAAGATGTCAGCGCAACAGTTTGAAAAAAATGAAGACGCTATTATGGCGGCTATTAAGTCTGGAAACTTCATTTATGATGTAACTAGACCAAATATTTAATTTTTTTCTTTACAAATGTAGAAAAGTGTGGTAAAACATGTAATATCACATTAGACCTCGTCTTTTGGACGACTACTCTTACCCTACATTAACGATTTTAGACTCTACGAAACTACCCAGTTTTGTTCAGCCCCGCAAGGATACCTGTAACGTCTGGTCTTTCATATGTGTTCAGAAATTGTAGTATTATAGCCTAAGGAGGAATATTATGGCTTTTAAAACTGCTGCTGGATACGGTAATTTACCTAATGGTAATTTTAGTCCGGTAATTTACTCTCAGAAAGTTCAGCAGGCTTTCCGCAAATCTTCCGTTGCTGAGTCAATCACTAATAGTGATTACTTCGGGGAAATTGCGGCTTTTGGTGATACGGTTAAAATTATTAAAGAACCAGAAATCACTGTGAAAGAGTACGCTCGTGGCGTACAAGTTTCACCACAAGACCTTGACGACGAGGACTTTTCTCTTGTCGTTGATAAAGCAAACTACTTTGCATTTAAAGTAGATGACATCGAAGAAGCACATAGCCATGTAAACTTTGAGTCTCTTGCATCTGATAGAGCAGGATACAGACTTAAAGACCAGCATGATATGGAAGTTCTTGGTTACTTATCAGGATGGACACAAGGTACAATTAGTACTGTTGCTGGCACAGCCAATACTACCGTTTCAGGTACAAAAGCTGTTTCAACTGCAGGCACTAACGAACTTCTATCCAGTATGCAACTCAAGAAGGGCGACTTCGGCAACATCACTACAGGTTCTGCAGGAACTCACTCAGTTCCGCTAGCTGCACGTGTTCCGGGTGCTACTGCACTCCCAACTGCGACAGCTTCACCATTAATGGTGATTGCAAGAATGAACAGACTATTGGACACACAATTTGTTGACTCTGATAACAGATGGCTTGTTGTACATCCAGTATTCATGGAAGTCTTGAATGATGAAGATTCCCGTTTGTTCAATGCAGACTTTGGACAGTCAGGTGGTATCCGAGACGGATTAAGTGTCGGTAAACTACTTGGTTTTGATGTTTATGTTTCTAACAACCTTCCATCTGTTGGAACTGGACCTGCTACTACTGGTTCAGCAAACCAAAACTCCAACTATGGATTAATTGTTGCGGGACATAGTTCTGCCGTTGCTTCTGCTTCGCAGATAACAAAGACTGAGTCTTATAGAGACCCAGATTCTTTTGCGGACATTGTTCGCGGTATGCATTTATATGGCAGAAAGATTCTTCGTCCAGAAGCAATTGTTAACTGCAAATATAATGTAGCTTAGGGAGGAAATTACTATGGCAACTTATGATATGACATCATCCGATACCACAGGGGTATCCTCTAATTCTATAGCAGCACTACCTTCACAAACAGGTATGGGTACAATGCGTATGCTTCAAGCTTACTTGGACATTGACGCATTGGCAGCTGCAGGATATTCAGGAACAGATGGAGATATTTTCCAACTTCTTGAAGTTCCAGCAGGAACACTCGTTCTGTTTTCAGGTGCTGAAGTAGAGAAAGCGTTTACATCCAGTTGTACTCTAGACATGGATTTTGCAGCAGGTGACGACATCATTGATGGTGCTGACATCACTTCTACAGGATTCTGTGCAAAAGGTACAAATGGACAGACAAACGATACCATGACAGGTGCAGCGTCTACATTCACTCAATTTATCGGTACTACTGATACTATTGATTGTAAAATTGCAGGTGCAGCCCCCGCTACAGGAAGATTACGAGTTTACGCTTGTGTAATCGACTGTAACGATATTGGTTCAACCAATAAAGCTGACGAAGTCGATAGAGACCAGTTAGCGTAACTTTGTTACAACTATGGGGGCTACTTCGGTAGCTCCCTTTTTTAGGAATTTTAATGGCACAGACCTATCTTACACTAACTAATAGTGTCTTAGCTAGAATGAATGAAGTTCAGTTAACCTCTACTACATTTAGTAATGCAAGAGGTATTCAAACCCAAGCTCAAAATGCTATAAATGAAGCAATACGCTACGTTAACCAACGCGAATTTAATTATCCCTTTAATCATTCTACTAAAACCGAAACTTTAGTTCCCGGAACAGTTAGATATTCTTTGTCATCTGATGCAAAACACGCAGATTATAACACATTTAGAATTCAAAAAAGCTCATCTTTAAATACAAGCGGCAGTAGTCTTACTGCTTTAAATTATAACGAGTACATTGATAAATATGTAACTCAAGAGGATGATGTAACTGCTAATAATCTAAACGGCTCATTAAATGATTCTGCTACAACAATTACAGTTGATAGTACCTCTGGTTTTGATTCATCAGGAAAAATATATATTGAAAACGAACAAATAACATACACAGGAACAAGCTCAACTACATTTACCGGATGTACAAGAGGAGCAAATTCTACTACTGCGGCATCACATTCTGATGACGTTCAAGTTGCACAATTTAATAATGGAGGAATTCCTTTATATGTTATAAGAACTTTAGATAACAACTATTTGTTGTATCCTTTCCCAGATAAAACTTACAGTTTAAAGTATGATTATTTTACTTTTGCCTCAGACTTATCTTCATATGGTGATACAACTACAATACCCGATAGGTTTGCTCCTGTAATTGTTGATGGAGCAACAGCTTATGTGTATCAGTATAGAGGAGAAATAGAACAGTACCAATTAAACTTTGCACGTTTTGAGCAAGGAATTAAGA